ATCTCCAAGGTCGAAAAGGAAAGTGCGCTCGCCCGCGCTGCCATGACGCTTGACCGTGAACGCTCGATGGCGGCTATCGAGAAAAGCCGCATGGACATGGTGGCCGATGCCGCTGCTGCCCGTGCCTCCATCCGATTTGATACTGCGCAGATGATCGCGGCGCTCGACAAGCGCATTACCCTCCTTGAAAAGGGCCGGTAAATGGATCCGATCACACTTCTAGCAGCAGCAAAGGTCTCCTTTGAGGCCCTAAAGTCCGGCATTGCCGTCGGCAAAGAACTTCAGGGCATGGCAAAGGACCTTGGTTCTTTGTTTGACAGCATTGCTGCGATCACTCGTGTCGCGGCGGATCCAAAAGGGAGCCTGACTTCCGGTAAGTCCGCCCAACAAGTTGCAATGGAGGCCTATGCCGCAAAGGCCGAAGCCGATGCAATGATGGAGGAGTTAAAGAACCATTTCATTGGAGAGTTTGGAATTGCTGCTTGGGATCAGGTTCTGTCACACACTACACAGATAAAAAAGGATATGAAGGCTGCAGCTCTCGAAGCTCAAAAAGAGCAGGATGAGTTGATGCACAACATCGCGGTCTGGGGATCTTCTATCCTAACGGCCATTCTAATCATCTCCATCATCGTCCTTTTCCTTATAGGGGTCGTTCGTCACTAGGAGCTACATGTGGATCTTATCGCTAAGTTTGGACCCTTGCTGGGTCAGGTAGCCCCCTCTATCGCCACCGCCCTTGGTGGTCCGCTTGCCGGTGTCGCCGTCAGGACCCTATCGAACGCCTTGTTTGGGCACGAAGACGCTTCTGAGCAACAAGTTTCTGAAGCCCTATCGAACGCCTCGCCCGAACAGCTTGCCGCCATCAAAAAGATTGACGCCGACTTCAAGGTGCAGATGAAGTCTCTGGACATTGATCTTGAGCGCATCGCTGCTGGGGATCGTGATAGCGCCCGGCAGATGCAGCAAAACACCAAGGACTCGACGCCGAAAATTCTGGCCTACTTCATCACGTTCGGGTTCTTTGGGGCGCTGATTTACATCTTGGTGTTCGGGATACCGAAAAGCGGAACCGAGGTTATTTTGATGATGCTGGGGTCTCTTAGCACCTCATGGACCGGCGTTGTCCAGTTCTACTACGGCTCCAGCGCCGGTTCCAAAGCTAAGACAGATGCCCTTACCGCAAAGGATAAGTGACATGAAAGAGAACTGGGATGAAAGCTTTAAGATGGTACTAGTCCACGAAGGTGGTTTTGTGAACCACCCAAAAGATCCGGGCGGTATGACCAACTTGGGCGTTACCAAGGCAGCTTGGGAAGGATATGTCGGAAAGTCCGTGGACGAGGCGTTCATGCGCTCCCTGACACCTGAAGTGGTCAAGCCCTTCTACAAGACGATGTACTGGGACAAGATCAAAGGGGATCAGCTTCCGGCTGGTGTGGACTACGCCGCATACGACTTGGCGGTAAACTCCGGTGTTGGTAGGGCTGCAAAGTTTTTGCAGGAGATTGCTGGCGTTACGGTGGACGGGGTTCTTGGTCCGAAGTCTATGGCAGCAATCAGAGAGTGCGACCCGGAACAGACTGCGGGAGCTATCTGCGACATGCGTCTTGATTTCCTCAAGCGCCTTCCAACTTTCGAAACCTTTGGCAAAGGCTGGACTATTCGCGTCAATGACGTGAAGGCTAAGGCGACGGAGATGTCGTGATGGCAAAGAAACCGATTTGGGACAAGTCTCGCCCTGCAAAGCTTGGCGCTCCAAAGAAGCTGTCATCCAAGCAGAAGACGTCTGCAAAGGCAGCGGCGAAGAAAGCCGGTCGTCCATATCCAAATCTTGTGGACAACATGATGGCGGCGAAGAGGGGGAGGTGATGGCAAAGTCCCCAGCATGGCAGCGGAAGGAAGGGAAGTCCGCCAAAGGTGGGCTTAATGCCAAGGGTCGAGCTTCCTACAACAAGGCAAACCCCGGAAAACCGGGGTTGAAGGCCCCGCAGCCTGAGGGTGGTCCCCGCAAAGCAAGCTTCTGTGCCCGCATGACCGGCATGAAGAAGAAGTTGACTAGCGCAAAGACCGCCAACGATCCAAATTCCCGCATTAACAAATCCCTCAGAGCGTGGAAATGTTGATGTGCTGACAGAAAATCAAGGAAACCAGAATGACAGATGTTTACATTGCTGACAGATTGATTAAAGTAATTCGCGAGCGGCAGCAAACTGTCACGGAAGCGATCACAGAAGGTTCGGTTCCAGACTACGCCGCTTTCCGACACCTTCGGGGGAAACTCGAAGTGTGGAAGGAGATTGAAGATGAACTTCGCCTTCTGCTTAAAAAACGGGACCAATATGACGAGTAGTCTGATCCTTCCAAGCTACCTTCAAGCCAAGCTTGAAAATGAAAATGTTTCACGTGAAACATCTGAGCCGGGGGCACTAGAAGTGGCCTTCGTTCCAGAAGCCGAAAGGGTCTTTGACCCAACCAAACTCCCAGATACAGCCCTTGCCCGTCTTCCCCAACCTACAGGCTGGCGACTTCTTGTGCTTCCTTATCGTGGAAATGCCAAGTCAAAGGGTGGCATTCTATACGCAGATCAAACTGTTGAGCAGAATAGCCTAGTTACGGTTGTCGCCTATGTGCTGGCTATCGGTCCCGACGCCTATTGCGATAAAGCCAAGTTCCCGAATGGAGCGTGGTGCAAGAAGGGTGACTGGGTAATCATCGGTCGCTACGCTGGGGCGCGTTTCAAGATTGAGGGTGGGGAAGTCCGCATCATCAACGATGACGAGATCATCGCAACAATCGCTGATCCCTCAGACGTTTCCAACGTCTAGCAGCGCAGCAATGGAGATTGCTATGTCAGATGTAAGTGATGTGGATGACGACGGTTCTGTCGAGGTCACAATCGAGGAGATTGGATCCCCTGAGGCCAAGTCGGTAGAGAAGGTTGAAGTTCAAAGCGATCAAGAACTTCAGGATCATTCCGAGTCTGTCAGGAAGCGAATTGACAAGCTCACCTATCGCCTGAGGGAGGCCGAGCGCCGAGAACAAGCAGCTTTGGAGTTTGCCAAGGGTCTGAAAGGGCAGTTGCAAAACTATCAGGAGCGGACAAGCGTTCTTGACCGGACATTGGTCAACGAGTTTGACCACCGGCTGAAGACCCAAGACAAGATGATCCGCGAGGAGCTTCGACGGGCTATTGACGAGGGGAATGTCGAAGCGCAGATCACTGCACAGACAGCCCTTGCAAATTTAGCTGTGGAAAACGATAAGCTCCGCCAGTCAAAACTTCGCAGGGAACACGAGGATCGACAACGGGCGGCAGTCCAAGCTGAACCGCCGCAGCGCGTTGAGCAGCAAGCCCCGCGCCCGGATCCAAAGGCTCAATCTTGGGCAGAACGGAACGAGTGGTTTGGCAACGACAAGGCCATGACGGCTACGGCGTATGCAATTCACGCTGATCTTGTTGAGGTTGAGGGCTTTGATCCCACTTCTGATGACTACTATCAGGAGCTTGATAGCCGTATCCGCAATGAGTTTCCCCATAAGTTCAAAGCCTCTCAGGGGAATACCCGCCCACAGGCTGCCGTGGCCTCCGCCCGGACGACCGTGAAATCTAGCAACAACAAGATGAAACTGTCTGAAAGCCAGATCAGGGTTGCCAAGTCGCTAGGAGTTAGTTTAGAAGAGTATGCTAGACATGCTCGGATACAGCAGCAGGGTTAGTCATATGACTATTGACCGTAAGCCAAGATCAGAGACTGTCCGTGACAAGGAGTCACGCCCACTTGTGTGGAAACCACCGTCCACCTTGGACGCACCCCCGGCCCCCGAGGGTTATACGCACCGCTGGATCCGTATGGAAGCCAACGGCCATGACGACCGGAAGAACATTTCCGCACGTACACGCGAGGGCTTTGAGCTTGTTCGCGCCGAGGAATACCCTGATTGGGATCTCCCCACCATCAACGACGGCAAACATGCTGGCGTTATCGCAGTTGGCGGATTGGTCCTAGCCCGTATTCCAAATGAACTCGTTCGCCAGAGAACTGAATACTTCCGGAAGCAGACGCAACAGCAGCTTCAGGCGGTGGACAATGATCTTATGCGTGAGCAACACCCTTCAATGCCCATGATCCGTCCTGAGAGACAATCACGGGTAACTTTCGGTGGAAATCGTTCCTCCGAATAATCACAAGGATCTGAGCAATGGCAAATATCAATGCCTCGTTCGGGCTTCGCCCGTATCGTATGCTTGGAAGCGGTGCGAATACCAACGGTGACGTTGTGTATTCCATCCAGACTGCGGCAACTGCTGGTTCGTCCAACGTGATCTATCAGGGCTCCCCTGTTATCCCGTTGTCTAACGGCATGATTGATATCGTCGGCGCTGCTGCCGGTGGTACTGTCCCGCTTCTGGGTTCGTTTCTGGGTTGCAACTATATCGACCTGACGGGTAAGCCCAAGTGGTCTCCCTTCTGGCCCGGCACTTCTGCGGTGTATGCCAATTCTATCGCTACGGCGACTATTTCGGCGCACCCCGATCAGACGTTCCTGATTAACTGCGATGCGGCTGCTGCGGACACTCTTGTTCACAACAACGCGAACTTTGCCACCGCCACCAGCGGTAGCAGCACCACGGGCTTGTCTTCGGGCAAGCTTGCCGTCTCGACGGCTGCAACGACTAACACGCTTAACCTTCGCATTCTTGGCTTTGAGGACACTCCCGCCAATAGCGATGCTTCGGTTGCTGGTCGTTTGGCTATCGTCCTCCTCAACAACCACTTCTACCGTTACAATGCTAACGGTACTGGTGCGGGCGTCTAAAGGGAGTTTGAACAATGGCAATCACTCGTTCACAACTCCTCAAGGAACTGGAGCCGGGTCTTAACGCCCTCTTCGGTATGGAGTACGACCGCTACGACAACGAACACGCTGAAATCTTCGATACGGAGACTTCGGATCGTGCGTTTGAAGAAGAGGTTATGCTGTCTGGCTTCGGTCAGGCCCCTGTAAAGGGTGAAGGCGCGGCCATCGTGTACGACACGGCTGGTGAGGCTTTCACGGCTCGCTATACCCATAATACCATCGCGCTGGCTTTTGCGATTACTGAGGAAGCCGTGGAGGATAACCTCTATGACAAACTCAGTGCCCGCTACACCCGTGCGCTGGCTCGCTCGATGTCCAACACCAAGCAAGTGACTGCGGCTGGTACGTTGAACAACGCTTTCTCGTCCAGCTACACGGGCGGCGACGGTGTTTCGCTCATCAACAGCGCGCATCCCACCACGGGTGGCGGAAACTGGTCGAACACTCTGGCGACTGCGGCGGATCTGAACGAGACTTCTCTCGAACAGGCTCTGATCGACATCGCCGGTTTCATCGACGAGCGTGGTCTGAAGATTGCTCTGCGTGGCATGAAGCTCATTATCCCCCCGAGCCTCCAGTTCACTGCCGAGCGTATCCTGAAGTCCGAGCAGCGCGTTTCGACGAGCGACAACGACATTAACGCTTTGAAGTCTGGTGGCTACATGCCTCAGGGCTTCACCGTTAATCACTTCCTGACCGATACGGATGCTTGGTTCATCAAGACCGATGCTCCGAACGGCATGAAGCACTTCGTTCGTTCGCCCATCAAAACGGCGATGGAAGGCGACTTTGAAACGGGCAACGTCCGTTACAAGGCCCGCGAGCGTTACAGCTTCGGGTGGTCGGATCCCCGTTCGATGTATGGTTCTCCCGGCGCTTAATTGCCTCTGGGATACCCCGAGACAGAAGGGGCCGGTATTGTACCGGCCCCTTTTTCATGTATAGTCAATATGTCCCTGACTGCCCCTTGGCAGACACCCCGCGACAGGAGATCGACATGGGTACTTCAACATTTTCCGGTCCTATCAAGGCCGGTCCAATCAAGTTCACGACTGGCACGACGCTTGGACAGGATGTTGCCAACACTGGCAACGTCGTCCTCATGCAGTCGGAAGCTGTCACGCAGGCTGGTCCCGGTGCGGATGGCGTCTACACGACAAACATCGTCCTCCCTGCGGGCAGCACGATCACCGACATCAAGCTCTATGTGGGAGTTGTCTGGAGCGGCGTTGCTTCCACCCTTGGCATCGGAACCTCTGCTTCCGCTACGGCCCTGACGGCTGCTTCTGCGGTTGCTGGTGGAACCCTTGGCATTATCACGGCCACGGCTGGGGCTGACGCGACCCGCGTTGGTACTTGGTACAACGTCGGCACCACGGACATCCGCATCAAGCTGACCTCGACCAACACCGGCACCGGCACCGGCTGGCTGGTTGTCAGCTACGTTCAGCCCGGCAACATCAACCCCTGATAGGAGGCTCTGATGGCTGATACAGTTGCCACACAGACCCTCTTTCAGGGGGATAAGGTCCTTGTAATGAAGTTCACCAATGCCTCTGATGGCACGGGTGAGTCCGCTGTGACCAAGGTGGATGTTTCTACCTTGGCTTCATATCAGGGAAAACCATGTGTTGCCGTTCAGATCGACAGGATCTATGGCCTAACGCATGGCATGGAGGTTCGCCTGTTGTGGGGAGCTTCAACAAACGTCACCATTCTGACGTTCCCGCAGAATGCCGCTCAGACCATGAACTTCGATGATTTTGGTGGTTTGGACAACAATGCTGGCACGGGCAAGACGGGAAACATCTTGTTCACCACGCTCGATGCTTCTGCCGGGGATGCTTATACAATCATCCTTGTAATGCGAAAGCTCTATTAAGGAGAACTGTCATGGCTATGACTCGCGGTGGAATTGGGCGTGAAGTTGCCGGTGCCCGCATGAAGAAGCGGGCTATGGGCGCTTCTATGCAGGGCAGGCGAATGGCCCCCGACATTATGACTGATATGCCTATGAAGGCTGCGGCTCCTGCAATGCCAATGGCTGCTGCGCCGATGGCTGCTGCGCCGATGGCTGCTGCGCCAACGGCAGCAATGAGAAAAGGCGGTAAGGTCGATTTCTCAAAGGTTGTTAGGAATAAGAAGACTGGCGAACTTTCTGAGAAGCCCGGCATGAAGGGTGGCGGAATTGCCCAGAAGGGCAACAAGGATCCCTCCAAGACTCCTTCGTTCAAAAAGGGTGGCTCTGCCCCTAAGAAGGGTGGTCTCGCCATCATGATTGTGATGGGTAAAGGCAAGGGAAAGAAGAAATGAAAAAGCCCACCAAGGCTCAATCCAAGGTCAAGAAGGTGATGCACGAGTTTAAGACTGGTGCGTTGCATACAGGATCCAAGAAGGGTCCAGTGGTCAAGAACCGCAAGCAGGCTATCGCCATCGCCTTGTCCGAGGCGGGAAAATCTAAGAAGGGGTAAGATCATGGACAATGATAAAGACAAAATCATCACGGTTTCCCCCGGAAAACAATATGTTCGTGGGGATACGAGGGCCGAAAAGATGGCTACCGCCCGTGAGGCAACTTTTTCTGCGGGGAAAAAAAGGGATGAAGCACTAGACAAGATGCTGCGCGAAGATCATTCGCCCACAACAAAAGCAGAATATGAGGAAGCATATAAAAAATCAGATATGCTAGGTGATGCTTATGGGGAAGAGGTTAATAAGAGATACAAGAAGGGCGGCATGGTAGCCAAAAAGGGCGGCGGATCCGTCCGGGGTGCGGGACTAGCCCAGCGCGGCCAAGGCAAGATGAGGATGTTCTAACATGGTTAGTAAATCACCTACAGGACTTATGAACATCGGCATGTGGGAAGGGTCCAAGGAGGACGTTTCTCAGGACAAGAAGCTTGCCAAAAAGCGTGGCATGACCATGAAGGAATGGGAAGCTTCTACCGACGATACCAAGCACGACACCCAGAAGTCCATGAAGGGTCTCCGTGGCGGCGGCATGGCTACCCGTGGTATGGGTGTTGCGCTTGCCGAGGGCGGCATGGCCTGCAAGGCTGGCGGCGGTATGGTGACGGCCAAGGGTCAGGGTATGGCTCGTAGTAAGTCTACCTCGGTGTGCTAATATGGCCCTTTCGGGAACAAAGACGTTTGAACTCGATGTAGCTGAGTACATCGAGGAAGCTTATGAGCGGTGTGGTCTGGAGATCCGTACAGGATATGACCAGCGCACTGCTCGCAGAAGCTTGAACCTTTTGCTTGCCGAGTGGGCTAACCGTGGCCTCAACCAATGGACCATTGAGCGTGTGACGATCCCGGTGGATCAGACCAGCGCCAGCTATAATCTCCCCGCATCTGTCATCGACTTCCTGACTGTTGTCGTTCAGATGCCCAACAACGGTAGCAGCATCGCCAACATTGATCTGACAGTTGATCGGATCAGCCGCGACTACTACCTGAATATCCCGAACAAAACCACGACAGGCCGTCCTGTCCAGTACACGATCAACCGTATGATTACGCCGGTCCTGTACCTCTGGCCTACCCCGGACCAAGAGTATGACCTGATCGTTGACAGATTGGTCCGCATGGACGATGCCTCGGCGGGTGTAAATACCGTTCAGGTTCCCTTCCGATTCTACCCGTGTCTTGCTGCGGGGTTGGCCTACTACATCGCAATGAAGAAGGCTCCTGACAGGATCCAGCTTCTCAAGGCGGCGTATGAGGAGGAGTTTGATAGGGCCATGAGCGAGGACCGTGATAGGGCATCCCTCACGCTTACCCCGGTGAGGGACTGGTATAGGGTGGTTTAGCATGGCTAAATACACCCAAGGCTCAGTTGCGATTGCTCTATGCGATAGGTGCGGGTTTCAGTACCCGTTCCGCAGCCTGCGCAAGCAATGGAATGGCTACAAGAACTGCATCCATTGCTGGGAAATGAAACATCCTCAGTTGGACCCCATCTATCCCCCGACTGAACCGCAGGCTATCTTTGAGCCGCGCCCATCTCGGGTTGAGCCTATGGATGTTCCTGTCGGTCAGGAGATTTTCCCCTTCATCCAGAACACCAGCCTCCAAGGTGTTATGATGGTCGGCGTCATTACTGTGAGGATCACCTGATGGGATGGACCTACGCTACCCTTGTCCAAGCTGTGAAGGACTTCACGGAGTACACTGAGACCAGCTTTGTGGATAACATCGACACGTTCATCCAGAACTGTGAAGAACGAATCCTGTACTCCGTCGATTTAGCTGTCTATCGCAAGAACGATACGGGAACAACGACGGCTGGAAACCCTTACATGGCTGTTCCCAGTGACTTCCGCGCTCCTCTTGGCATGAGTGTTTTCGTCAGTGGGGTGAGAAGTTTCTTGCTTAATAAGGATGTCGAGTATCTTCAGGAGTATAATCCAACGGGCGCTCAGGGCACTCCAAAGTATTATGCTCTGTTCGACGTTGACAACTTTCTTCTGTCGCCGACTCCAAACGCTGCACTGACAGTTGAACTTCACTACTGGTATAGCCCAGAGTCGATTGTCACGGCGGGAACGACATGGATCGGGACGAATGCCGAGCAGGCACTTCTTTACGGGACGCTGTTCGAGGCGTACACCTACATGAAGGGCGAACCGGAGATCCTGAACCTCTATAACCAGAGGTTTGCGGAGGCTCTGACCCGCCTGAAGAACTACGGCGAAGGTAGGGAAGATACCGACGCTTATCGTGATGGTCTCATTAGAATAAAGGCTACCTAATGTACGTAGAAGCTGCACAGGCACAAGTTTTCAAAGTCGATGTCGAGACCTCGGACAATGGCGGTCATCCCCCAGAGTTTTGGGCGAAGAGGGCGGCTGACAGAATTGTTCAGGTTGCGGAGAATGCTCATCCGGCAATCCGTGAACAGGCGCTGGCCTACAAGGCCGCAATCGAAGTTGTAGTGCTTGAACACATAAATCGTGCTATAAAGTGCGACAGATCGACGGTCAGTTATCTGGTGTCAGAGGCTGGTCATCCTCAACTGGCTGAACATCTTAGGAGGCTGTAATGGCTTTTACCGGAAACTTCATGTGTACGTCGTTCAAGCTTCAGCTTCTGACGGCGACCCATGCTTTCACAACGACCCAGATCCGCGCAGCTACCACGGCGGATACGTTCAAGATTGCGTTGTACACATCCTCGGCTACGCTTGATGCGTCTACGACGGTCTACTCCACGACCAACGAAATCACCAATACGTCTGGGTCTGCATACACGGCTGGTGGCAATACCTTGACGAGCGCCACTACCACTTCGAGTGGGACGACGGCCTACGTAGATTTTGCGGACTCCTCATGGTCTACGGCATCCTTCACTGCTCGTGGCGCGTTGATCTACAACTCCACACAGAGCAACAAGTCCGTCGTGGTTCTGGACTTTGGTTCGGACAAGACCGCCTCGGCGGGCACGTTCACCATTGTCTTCCCGACCAACGACGCCAGCAACGCAATCATCCGGATTGCGTAATCGCTGTTCTGGATGATCGAGGATTGACATGGCCTTCGTTACAGCGGATCGCGTTCTTGACACGTCCACGTCCACTGGAACGGGGGCTATGACCGTTTCTGGAACGGCCCCCACAGGATATCGCACGTTCTCTGCTGTGATGAGTGTTGCTGACACCTGTTACTACACTATCCAACATGCGACCTTGAACGAATGGGAGAACGGGACAGGGACCTATTCTTCCTCCAATACGCTTACGCGAACTACTGTCATATCATCTTCCAACTCAAACTCTGCCGTCACCTTTTCGGCGGGTAGCAAGAACGTCTCAATCACTCTACTTGCCTCTAAGTCAGGACAGGTTGATCCGTCTGGGGCCAGCGTCAATGCGGGCGGCGGGGTTCTTGCATGGCAGTCTGTGCAGGCTGGAAACTTCACGGCTGTTGCTGGCCGTGCCTATCCCGTCAATACCACATCTGGTGCGATTACTGTCACGCTTCCTGCAAGCCCCACTGCGGGGCAGATTGTTCAGATCACTGACTACGCGGGGACATTTGGAACGAATGCCTGCACTGTTTCTCCTAATGGCAATAAAATAAATGGCGCTTCTAGCAACTTCTTTTTGGCTACGGCCCGCGAGGGTGTGTCGTTGGTATATATCGACTCCACGCAAGGTTGGCTGATCTACTCCGGCATCAGTGCGACAAATCCCCAAACCTACAGTGCATCATATCTTGTGATCGCGGGCGGTGGCGGTGGTGGATATAACACGGGCGGCGGTGGTGGTGCTGGCGGGCTTTTAAGTGGCACAACAACATTTACTAGCGGCGTCACATATACGGCTACCGTTGGTGGCGCGGGCGCGGGATCATCAACAGCAAATATCCCCGGCTCAAGCGGCACAGATTCTAGTTTGAGCGGTACTGGCCTCACAACAGTTACTGCAACGGGCGGCGGCGGTGGGCAGTCGTTTGTGGCCTCGGGAACAGTGAACGGTATTGCAGGTGGCTCTGGGGGTGGGGGTGGTGCCCACGCCCTTTCAGGGGCAGCCTCAAGCGGTGGTTCGGGAACAAGTGGACAGGGGTTTGCTGGTGGTGCGGGCGGCGTAAACCCGGCCTACGGCGCTGGCGGCGGTGGCGGTTCTAGCGCAATCGGTGTGACCGGCACAAGCGCTGCTGCGGGTGCGGGTGGCGCGGGGACATCATCGTCTATTACTGGTTCTGCTGTCACATATGCAGGCGGTGGCGGCGGCGGCTCCGCATCCGGAACAGCGGGTGCGGGCGGTACAGGCGGTGGTGGTAGGGGTGCTGTTGCAACGACGGCGGGAACGGCTGCATCGGTTGCAAATTCGGGAAGCGGCGGCGGCGGCGGGGGCAATTCCACAGCCATCAACGGTTATGCTGGCGCTGATGGAACCGTCATTTTGTCTGTGCCAACCTTTTATTATACTGCCATCACAACGGGTTCGCCCACTGTCACTACAAGCGGTAGCAACACCATCATCAAGTTCACCGTAAGCGGGACATATGTAGCATGAGCCACTTTGCAAAGGTTTTGGACGGCAAGGTTCTCAAGATCATTGCCGCAGAGGCAGATTTCTTTGACACGTTCATTGATTCGTCGCCGGGTGAGTGGATACAGACTGATTACAATACCCGTGGGAATGTCCACTACGGGCTGAATGGTGAGCCCGATGGTGGCGCTCCAATGCGCGGCAACTATGCCGGAATAGGTTATGTTTACGACGTTGCAAATGATGTGTTCCATGCTCCGCAGCCGGGGCCGGGGTGGGTATTGAATGAGACTACATGGTTGTGGGAAGCACCTATTGAATGAGGGTGGCTATTAAACTATGGCAACGGCATACGGAATCGGCTCAGGCCCTGTAGGTGACGGCCCCGTAGGCGGGCCGGTGCCGGATGCTGCCTCCGATGTGTCCGTATCCGTAACCGGGGTATCCTCCACCGGCTCAGTTGGCACGGCTGATGCTGGAGCTATCACAAGCATTGAAGTTTTTTTTGAGGGTTGGGGGCGAGCGCCCGGCTGGGACCAAGGTCCTTTCGGCACGGGGACCGTGGATATCGGTCTGGCAACGGGTGCCGTTGGTACAGCAACGATTACGGCAGATGCCAACGTAGACACGACCGGGTCTTCCGCCACAGGTGCTGTCGGCGACTCCACCATCACGGCAGATGCCAATATCAGTTTGACTGGGGTATCAGCAACCAGCGCAGTCGGAACTGCAACCGTCACGGCGGATGCTAACGTAGATACAACCGGATCCTCTGCCACGGGTGCGGTTGGAACAGTCACTCTCGTATACGACGCCAACGTCAGCCCGACGGGTGTATCTGCCACGGGTGCGGTTGGAACAGTCACTCTTGTATACGACGCCAACGTCAGCCCCACAGGCCTGTCTGCCACGGGTTCTGTTGGGACCGCGACGGTCACGGCAGATGCCAACGTCAGCCCCACAGGCCTGTCTGCCACGGGTTCTGTCGGGACTGCGACGGTCACGGCAGATGCCAATGTAGACCTCACGGGCTCTTCCGCCACCGGCAACGTAGGGACTGCAACTGTTGCGGCAGATGCCAATGTAGACCTCACGGGCGTATTCGCCACAAGTTCTGTTGGAAGTGTTGCGGTCGCGTTCCCCATTGATGTTTTCCCTACGGGTGTCTACGGCACGGGGTATGCGGGATCCGTTACGGTAACGCTAGACATAAACGTCTTTCTTGCAGGGATCAGTGCGACAGGGTATGTTGGGCCAGTTCTGGTTTGGGGCCAGATTGTTCCCAACCAAGATCCGAATTGGACTCAGGTATCCCCTGCTCAGACGCCCGCTTGGTCGCCAATATCTCCATCCCAAGATCCCGGATGGACCCCGATAGCCGCTTAGGAGATACATGATGGCTAGTACCTATTCGACAAACCTTGGTCTCGAACTCATTGCTACGGGTGAGCAGTCCGGTACATGGGGTGCAACGACCAACACCAACTTTGGTACGCTAACGGAGCAGGCTATCGTTGGGTATGGTACTCAAATTGTTACAGATAGTGGAACAGCAACCGTACTCACCATCTCCAACGGAGCGTCATCCACGGGCCGAAACTATGTGATCGCTCTGACAGGCACGCTCACAGCGGACAGGACCGTCACTGTCCCTGCTGTCAACAAGCCCTACGTGTTCTTCAACAATACTGTAGGTGGTTTCTCCGTCACCGTGAAGGTCTCCGGCCAGACGGGCGTGACCATTGCCAACGGCAAGAAGGCCATCGTCTACACCAATAGCACAGATGTCATCGAGGTTGCCAACGCTCCTGTCACGGAAGCTGGTACACAAACCCTGACGAACAAGACGCTGACGACCCCTGTGATTAATGGTTTTAGTGGAAGCACTGCTGCCATCACCATTGGTACATCCCAGTTTGTTAAGGATACTAGCGGGAACGTGGGGATTGGGACGGCTTCGCCAGCAGAAGCTTTCAATGTCAAGCGCGGTGCGGGTGTATCTGCTTATGCTGAGTTTGCCGGGAATAATAATACGTTGGGGACTACAAGCGTTTTGTATGGTCAAGATAGTGGGAGCAACGGGTACTTCTACAACCGGGCTAATGCGCCAATTATTTTTGGCACCAACAGCACTGAACGTATGCGTATCAATGCCACCGGCAACGTCGGCATTGGGACGACTTCGCCAGCGTATCCTTTAGATGTCAATGGCCTGATAGGTTCTAAAGGCGGCGCACTTGCTACTCGCAGTAGTGCGGCTAGTAGCGGCTTTGTTTACAATAACTTTTATGATGCAGCGGGTAATGCTGCAATTTTGTGTGGCGCTTATAGCGATACGGCAAACGCATATAGAAACGCCTATCACATATTTGGGTCTGTCGGCGGCGCGACAGAATACATGCGCATCGACACCAGCGGTAATTTGCTGGTGGGGACGAATAGTTCAGATGCTAGATTAAACGTACTGGCAAGTGACTCATTGTCATCCAATTATGCAATTCTTGCAAGAAATTCTTCAAGCACCACTTTATTTTATGTAAGAAATGACGGTTATCTTACGACTGGAACCGCATCTTTTTCTCCCTACAATTACACAACTGGAAACGCCGCAAACGTATTTATAGATACCAACGGAGGACTTGTCCGATCAACATCTTCATTGCGGTACAAAAATAGCATTCAAGATGCTACATATGGCCTTGATGATGTGCTAAAACTTCGCGCTGTAACCTACAAAAATAACAACGATGGAGACCATGTATTTGGTGGTTTCATCGCTGAAGAAGTAGATTCAGCGGGATTGAAAGAGTTTGTTTCATACGACAAAGAAGGCCGACCGGATGCACTTCATTATGCAAACATGGCGGCTTTGATGGCAAGGGCCATCCAAGAACTCGCGGCCAAGGTAGCCGCACTAGAGGGGAAGTAAAATGAAGCTCGAACTGACCATCGACGAAATCAACGTCATCATGCAGGCGCTAGGCAATGCCCCCTACGTTCAGGTGGCGGCGCTCGTCCAGAAGATTCGTGAACAGGTCCAGCCGCAAGTAGCGGCCCCGCAGGAGAACGCACAATGAGCATCACCAACACATGGGTCATCGAACAGATGACTTGCTATCCCACCTACGAGAGCCAGACGGATGTGGTGTTCAGTGTCGCTTGGCGTGTCAATGCCACTGACGGCACCTTCTACGCCACCGCCTATGGCACTCAGGGCGTCACCTACGTCGCTGGGTCTGCCTACACCCCCTACGCTGACCTCACGCAGGCTCAGGTCATTGGTTGGGTGCAGACGGCTATGGGGCCTGAACAGGTCGCCAACATTGAGGCGAATGTCGCCACACAGATTGATAACCTCATCAATCCCCCGGCTGTAAATCCTCCGCTGCCTTGGAAATCGTGAGTTTGATAAAATCCTCAGGGGAATAGTCATGGATGATACTAAGGTCGTGGTTGATGGTGCGATTGCTACGGGGGCCATAACGCTTCCGTGGTGGGCGATCCATTTGAACGAGTGGGCCAGCCTTGTCATCACGCTCTGCGGTCTTGTTTTGGTTGTCTTTCGCATAGCACTTGCGTACCGTGAATGGAAGAACAAGGGCTAATGCTATGGCGCTCCAAAAGCTTCAATTCCGGCCCGGTGTCATTCGCGATGTAACGGGCTATACAAATGAAGGCGGCTGGCGTGACAGCAACCTAATCCGTTTTCGTTTGGGTTTTCCACAGTCCATTGGCGGCTGGACGAAGTATGCTCCACACAACCCATTCCTAGGTACGTGTCGGTCCCTATTGAACTGGGTTACTCTCGATAGTTCAAATCTCCTTGGCATGGGAACAAACCTAAAGTTCTACATTGAGGAGGGCGGGGTAAACTTCGACATCACCCCTATTCGGGATACTGTCACCCTCAATAATCCATTCACGGCTACGTCTGGTTTATCTGTCATAGCCGTTAGCGATGTTGCACATGGATGCGTTAACGGGGATTTTGTTACGTTTAGCGGAGCGGTATCTCTTGGTGGGAACGTAACCGCAGCGGTCCTCAATAAGGAGTACCAGATCACCTTTGTTAGCGTAGACGCTTACACGATCACCGTTGCCGTCACCGCTTCTGGTTCTGACACAGGACATGGTGGCTCTTCGGTATCTGCGGCCTACCAGATTAATACTGGTCTTGATACGCAAATTGGCGGCACTGGTTGGGGCGCAGGGACGTGGGGCCGTGGAACGTGGGGTAGTGCCACTACGGCTGTCGTCGGAAATACCCTTCGTCTATGGGCGCAAGATAACTATGGTGAGGATCTTGTTTTCAATGTTCGCGATGGGGGGATCTACTATTGGGATGCAAACTTTGGCAATACGGGTAGGGCCGTTGCTCTGGACTCCCTAACCACGGATACTCAAACCCCTGACGTGGCTACTCAAGTGATGGTCTCAGACCGTGACCGACACGTAATCGCGCTTGGTGCTAACTATGGGAATGGGGCTCCCCAAGATCCATTAATCATTAGGTTTTCTTCGCAAGAGGATCCGTTTACTTGGACACCGGATCCAACCAATACGGCTGGTGATCTTCGTCTTGGTTCAGGATCGCGTATTATACGCGGCGTTGAGACGAAGCGAGAAATCGTCGTATTTACCGACGTGGCAGCTTACTCGCTTCAATTTGTCGGTCCTCCCTACACGTTTGGTATTACGCAGATCGCTGCGGGTATAAACATCAACGGCTTCAACAGTTTTGCGACTGTCGATGATACTGTTTACTGGATGGGGACTAGCTCCTTTTACGTATATGCGGGTCAGACGGCACCGCTCGTATGTCCCATTCAGGATTACATTTTCGACAATTACAACAGTGCGCAGTCAGATAAGGTCTGCACGGGCGTCGTTGCGGAGTACAGCGAGATCACTTGGTTCTATCCGTCCGCTGACTCGGAAGAGAATAACCTGTACGTGACATACAACTATGCTGATAGGGTGTGGACGCACGGATCAATGCCCCGTACCGCATGGATTGACTCCGGTATTCGCCTCTATCCAACATCCGCCTCGGTAGACAACTACCTGTACTATCAGGAGTTTGGGACGGATGATGGAAGCACTGAGCCTCCATCTCCGCTTAATGCGTATGTTGAGAGTGCGCCAATCGACATTGGTGATGGAGACAAGTTCTCATTCGTTAGACGTTTAATCCCCGACCTCTCATTCTTTAATGCTACGAACAGTCCAACTGCTGACTTCATCCTGAAGACGCAGAACTACCCCGGCTCAAACTATCAAAGCGGGTCTGACTCTGCGGTTGTTAGGACTTCGAAGGTCCCAGTGGATCAGTACACCCAAGTCTGCGACATCCGTCTCAGGGGTCGATCTGTCATTCTGCGGGTGGAGAGCAATAAAGTTGGAACCCGTTGGAGTCTTGGATCGCCTCGTATTGAAACGCAAGTCGATGGTAAACGCTGATGGATGTCAGGCTTGTCTTCCCGAGGTTTTCATCACCTCCCTCAGACTATGACAGGAAGTATTTTGCTGATCTTGTCCGGTCATTGGACAACCTTGTCACGGTTGTTCAAACACCGGGCGAAGGTCGGCAGACCACGATTGTCCTGACGAACTTGGCGAACAACGACTATAATCTTGAGCCGGGCACGATCTTTGAGGTTGGTGGGGCGCTTAGGGTTTCTGTCATCTATAGCCCCTATCCAAAAGGCATATCTTCCTCGGCTTCGGTTGGGTCTGTCACAGTCACAACATGACTTGTTTTTCTGGGCCTAACAGGGTACTTTTAGGAGCCAGTAACAGGCTCTGGCCCTGCTTAGAACCCTTTCGATCATAGGAACTAACTATGCAGGGCACTGATCTCCTTCGCGATCCCGGTATCCAAAAGGCTCTCAGCCGTTCCAAGTTCACGGAACGGGATGTGCCTGAACTCAGCACGGCTATCGGTGACGCTTACTCTGGTCTGACGCCAGAGCAAAAGCAGGCTCTTCAGGGGCTCTCCAACGAACTCGATACCTTCCCTGTTCCAAAGCTCATGGCCTTTGGGTCTCTTCTGGAATATCTGAAGAAGAACAAGGATCGGTACAAAGCTGTCGTCCAGAAGCTCTACGCCTCCAAGCTTATCAATGAGGGTGATCTTCCTGCCGAATACGATGATCGCCTGTTCGCAATCATCGAGGGCATGGTCCATCAGGCCATGATGAAAAAGCCGGAGGGCGGTGGGCCGAATATGCCTGCTCCTATGCCCCCGGCACCCGGCTACAAGAAGGGTGGGATTGTCAGCCTACATGAGGCGGCACAGCGTCTGAAGGATGCAGGCCGTAACGATGATACGATGCTGGCTCATATCACGCCCGAAGAGGCTCTACTCTTGAAGAGCCGGGGCGGTGAGGGCAGCATCAACCCTGCAACGGGTCTTCCGGAATATGGGTTCTTCTCGTCCATCGGAAGCTTCTTCAAGTCGGCTGCGCCTATCGTTCTTCCTGTTCTCGGCGGTCTCGTAGGCGGTCCTCTCGGGGCTGCGGCAGGCGCGGGCGTGGGTTCTCTTGTTAGCGGGGCCTCGCCCGCCAATGCAGTCAAGAGCGCGCTCTTTGCGGGCGCTGTTGGTTTTGCAGCGTCTGGCGTCAGTAGCGTGATGCAGGGCGGGACATTTATGGGCGGCGTTCAGAACGCGCTTCCCGAGTCCCTTGGTGGTGGGACAAATACCGTTGGTGGGGGCGGAGCGCAGAAGGGCTTTCTTGAGTCCATGATGGGTGGTCCAAGTACCCCGGTTACGCCAGAGGGGGTAATCCCAAATGCTACGGGGGCGGGATCTCCAAGCATCCAAGGTGATCTGAACCGACCCGGTACTCTTTATGAGCCGCCCTCTGCCGACGCTTTTCAAAAAAGTGTTTCGAGTGGGTTTACGGGCGATACATTGAAAGCACCTACCGCTGCTCCGACATCCACAGGTGGCGCTCTTAGCGGTCTTGGCGGCTTAGTAGATAAGGCTGGAAATTGGATCAAGGCAAATCCCCTGACTTCAGTTGGTATCGCTGGCGTCGGTGGAGCCCTGCTTGCAAGTTCGATGGCGAACAAGTCCACTACCCCCGGCGCTCTTCCCCCCCGTCAGACTGGAAACGATATTCTTGCGGCTAACCCAAGCCGCTACGCCTTCAATATCAGCAACTTCACTCCTACGCAGCGGGCTCCTACATCACCTGTTGTTCCGTACCAGCCGGGTGGATTGGGTGCCATTCGAATGGCAACTGGTGGTGTAGCCAAGCAGGGTGGAAAGATTGATGGACCCGGCACGGGAACTAGCGACTCGATCCCTGCGCGTCTCAGTGATGGTGAGTTTGTCATGACAGCAAAAGCTGTCAGAGGTGCTGGTGGCGGTGACAGAATGAAGGGCGCTCGTAAAATGTACGAGATCATGCACAGATACGAGCGGATGGCTTAATCATGGCTGACGTAACCACAACAGAACAAATTGTCCGCGAAGCCCCAGATATTGAAGCCTATAAGCTTGGGCTTTTGGATCTGGCAAAAAAGCGTGCTGAGATGCCCGTAACTATTCCAGATATGACCGTTGCGGGTCAGACGCCGGAACAGATCAAAGCTACCCAGCTTGCCGGTCAGGGGATTGGGTCATACCAGCCTTTCCTAAACACGGCTTCGTCACTTTACGGGCAGGCGGGTCAGGGTTATGGGGCTGTACCGTCATATGGTGCGGCAGGAATTGAAGCTGTCAGAACTGGTGGCAATGCTGCTGTTGATCTGGCGTTGCAGGGCGCGCAGGCTTACAACCCGAACTCTGCCCAGAACTTTATGAACCCCTACCAACAGGCGGTCACGGATCAGGCCACGAAGGAGATGCAGCGTCAGGCTGCAATCCAACAGGCACAGAACCAAGCGCAGGGTGTGAAGGCTGGTGCTTTTGGTGGAAGCCGTCAGGGTGTCCAAACCTCGGAGCTTGCCCGCAATCTGGCGGATATTCAGAGCAAGCGGATCTTTGAGGACTACTCCACGAACTACAGTCAGGCCCAGACGGCGGCGATGAATGCCTTCCAGAACCAGCAGTCTCGTCTTCAGCAGGCAGGGAACACGGCCCTTGGTGCGGGGACCGCGCTTGGTCAGGCTAATATCTCTGGTGGGCAGTTGCAACAGGGGGCGGCTGCGGGTCTTGCGGGTCTTGGAACATCGACCGCGAACCTTGGACAGTTGACCTCGGGCCTTGGTCAAGGGGATGCTTCGTTCCTGTACAACATGGGGACGCAAAACCAAACCTTCCAACAGAAGACGCAGGATGCTACGAGGGCTAACGAGCTTCAACAGGCATACGAGCCGTTCCAGCGTATCTCGTTCCTCAGTGACATTTACAAGGGTGCGCCGTCTTCGCAACAGACGATTAGCCAAGCCACTTCTCCGTCTCCATCCATCCTTTCTCAGGCTGGTGGTCTGGGCATTGCGGGTCTGGCGGCGTATAACTTGTTCGGTGGTAAGTCGGGTGCTGCATCTGCGGTTGGTGGGGGTTAAACGATGAACGATCCTGTCCTTGACCGTGCGATGTTCCGCAACCAAGCCCCCGTATCGTCCTACGGGACGGGGATAACGTCCAACGTGGCGTCTCCCGACGAGGCCGCTCGCGCCTTGCAGATGGCGTTCCAGCCGACCGGCTATGCTGGTGGTGGACAGGTTATCAATGGGGTGAAGCACTTCCAACAGGGTGGCGAGAACGTATCTGGCGGTCGTAGCTTCCTTGGTGGGATGTTCCGTCTCCCCGATCCAGATACGGTTTTGACGCCAAGCCGATACAAACCTGTTATGCAGGCAATGGAAGAACGTGCGCAAGCAAGAGCAGCGGATGCTGCCGCTGCGGCTTATGACCAAGATATACGAGACCAGAATGTCCATGACCAAGGTCCCGAGGAGGTTCCGAAGAGCCAGTTTGGGCGCGCAGTTGCAGCCGCAAAAGTTACCCCGGAAGAACGCGCCGCTCAAAATCTTGCGGTGGTGAGTGTTGGTCAGAGGTTGCGTGGTATTGGTGGTCCAGATGAGACTAAGTATCCCGGTGGGGCACTTGATCCATTTCGCGATCTGACAGATGAACAGATAGCAGAGAGAGCCGCTACCCGCGCTCAAACCCGTAAGGAAATAGCCGATGCTGCGATAGCAAGATCCAATGCTGGCATCCCCTCTATTCCAACCGGAGAGCCTATCAAATTGGATGCTCCTGACTATGCGCGTCCGGGGTATGATCCGACAAGTAAGGCGGCTGTAGACAAGTATCTCAGTAAAGGTATTCCTTCGGTTGCTCCTCCCGCAGCCAAGCCAGTTGTTACTGAGGCCGCAGCGGCTGCTGCCCCAACTGTTCCTCCCCCTGCTGACAAGGCGGGTGCGGGTGCAGGCGCAAAAAATCCCGACGAAGAAAGCGGCCTCGGCAAGCGCCTGTCACTGCGCATTGACGAGTTGAAGCAGGAGCGTGAGGCTAACAAAGCACAGCGCCGTGAAAACCAGCTTCTTGCGTTGATGCAAGCTGGCTTCCAAGCGGCTGCGGGCAAAAGCTCCAGCGCCCTTACAAACATCGCTAGTGGTGGTTCTGCCGGTATTGCAACTCTTGCGGATCTTGAGAAGACCCGTCGTGCCGAGGATACGGCCCTTCGTGGCGAAGCTCTCCAGCTTGAGCTTGCGAAGGAAAAGATGATTGAGTCCGGTGCGGAACGTAGGTCTCAACGTGAGATGCTGACCTCTCAAAGGCAGCAGTCGCTTCTTCAGAACGTGACCGTTAACGCCCGTCAGGAAATCTCCGGAATCAACAGCACTATCGCCAACGAAGAGGCCAAACTTTTGAACCCAGCAGTAACTGAGGATCAAAAAGCCCCAATCAAGGCTGAAATAGCTAGGCTCAAAAATCAGCGAGACGTTGCCGCCCAGCAGCTATATGATGTGTATGCGCAGATGGGCTTGAAGCGGCCAATGACACCGGAACAGCAACAGCCTGCTGCCGGATTTAGCTACATAGGCCCGAAGAAATAACTCTGGGATGTAAAACATGGCGATTCACGAAGTCCAAGCGCCTGATGGCGCAATCTTGCAGATTGAGGCTCCCGAGAACGCCACCCCAGAACAGATCGTCGCTTATGCGAAGAACTATGCCTACCCGAAATATCTTGAGGACAAGAACAAGCCTGAGGAGAAGCAGTCGTCCCTCCGTCAGGTAGCCGACGTTCCTCTTCAAGTTGGTAAGGGCGTAGTCTCTGGTGTCCGCATGATTGCGGATGCTTTTGGTGCAGGAAGCAACACCTCCAATACAATCAAGGGTGCCGAGGATTATCTCGGCAGTCTTCTGTCAGCTAAGTCGCAGAAGAACGCACAAGAAATTTCCCGCATCATGAATGATGCGAAGGATAAGGGTGTATGGGATCAGGTTGTGGCTGCGGCCAAAGCGATCAGCACAGCCCCGGTTGATCTTGTTGCAAATGCTCTTGGAACCTCTGCCCCTGCTTTCCTTGCGGGTATTGCTGCTGGTCCAGAGATTGCCGCCACAGGAGCTGCGCTTGGTATCGGCGCACTCATGGGTGCTGGATCCATCAAGGGATCCATCTACGAAGAGGTAAAGCAGGAACTGACAGGAAAACTCCCTGCCGAGGAAGTCGAGAAGCGCGCTCAACTTGCCCAGCAGTATAACGGTCAGAACCTCGACCAGATCCTCATGGGCGCTGGTTTCGGAACCCTTGATGCTATCACTGGTGCGAACCGTATCATTTCCAACGCCGCAAGACGAGCCGCTGGTAAAACCGCAATTATGGGAGGGGAAAAGGAAGTCGGGAAAGGCGTCCTAAAGCGCACAGCCTTGGGCGCTGCGGAAGAGGCTCCGCTTGAGGCGCTTCAGGGTGGACAAGAACAACTTGCCCAGAACATTGCCATTCAGCGGGAAGGCATCGACCGCCCGACGTGGCAGGGCGTTGCAGGACAGGCGGCGCTTGAAGGTGGCGCTGGCGCTCTTGCGGGTGGCGTAACAGGCGGCGTTCTTGGCAAACGCCCCGAACCCATTATCCCGCCAACCAGCACATCCACTGCACCGCCTCCCCCAAATGCCGCCGCCGGAGCGGTTGTTCCTCCCGCGCTGCCCCCGGTCCCCGGACTTCCGTCCACTGGTGGGCCTCTGGCGACTCCGGGGTCCGTGGCCCAGACGTTAGCCCAACAGCAGCCGCCAGAGATCCAACAGTTAATTCAAGCACTCCAAACGCAACAGAAGCTTGCCACACAGACAGGAAATACAGGATCGGCCCCACAGCCGGGTCCGACGCAACTTTTCGTTCCTCCTCCGGTGGATCTATTTGCTCCATCCGCAACACCTCTTGGAATTGCGCCTGCTCCAACGCAAGCGGCCCCGGCAATCGCCCCTATCACATCGGCCAAACTTCCTCCCGCCCTGTCAAACTCCACGCCGTTCTTTGGAACAAATGGTGGAAACGTCGCCCTTACCTTTGAGAACGATATCGACAGAGCCCTCTATATCGTAAGGGATCAAAAGAAGAAGTCGAAGGCTCACGATAAGTACATCGAATGGCTTATGGGTCAGGGCTTCACTGCTGCTGGTATCAAGAAGGAAGCGGCCAAGGTAAAGAGCGGCATCAAGAGCCTTCTGAACATGGCCCCCGGTGTGGACTATTACCATGTCCCCCCGATCTTCACGCCTTCGGCTCCGAAAGCAGCGCCTATCGCCCAGACCCAGCAACAGCCGCCCGAGATCCAACAGTTAATTCAAGCACTTCAAGCGCAACAGCAGCCTCCTGTTGGGCAGGCTCCGGTTGGGCAGCCTCCTATTGTCGAACCTCCGACCACGGCCCTTGGACAGACGGCAGCTCCTGTTGTTGAGCCGCCCGTGGACCTTGGACCAGAGCCCGTCTTTGCTCCTCCGATGTTGGTGAAGCCTCCCGTTCCTGTTACACCGACCCCGCCAGAGCATTTAACAAAGACTGTCAACACAAGCGTCAAGTCTGTCCGTAAGCTTCAGACTGAGCCGATGCTTGTGGAACTTTCTGACGTTATCTCCTCGGAGGTTCCCGGCTACCAGAAAGAACTTCAACCTCGCGACCGCAGTAAGCTTGAGTCTGAAAATCAAATCAACGGCATCGTCGCCGAGTTTGATCCCAGCCGTCTTATGTTCGACCCGAGTGCTGATCGTGGCGCTCCCATCGTCAACGAGAACGGTCACGTTGAGAGCGGCAACGGTCGTATCATGGCGCTCCGCAAAATATACGAGAGCCGTCCAGAACTTGTGATCGACTACAAGAACGAACTTATGTCGAACGGATTTGACATTGAGGGCATGAAGAACCCGGTTCTTGTGCAGCGTCGGGTGACGCCCCTGACGCCGAGGCAGATCGTTGATTTTGTGGAGACGCAGAACAAGCCCGGCGTTCTTGAGCCGGGTCCGACCGAGATAGCAAAGAGAGACGCCCTCCGGATAAACGCTTCGATGCTCAACAAGATCCCTGAAAACGGGGATTGGACAAATCCAAACTTTATTCGGGAGTTCATGAAAAATGTCTCCGACAACGAAATGGGAGGCTTGTCTGAGAACGGGAAGATAACGGAGAAGGGCTATAAGAGGATTCGAAATGCAATCTTCTATCTTGCATACGGGGATGCGCAGTCTCTTGCACGTATCTCCGTAACACCAGAAGACAATGTGAAGTCGATCTCCACGGCGCTCATCAAGAACGCCGCGAACTTTGCAAAGATCAGAGCCTCTATCAACGAGGGTAGAACGGATCCGGGTTTCTCGTCCGAACCTCTGATTGATGCGGTTAACCGCATATCGGATATGCGTGACAGAAAATTTGGGTTTGAGGATTACATCAAGCAACAGGATGTCTTCAATCCAATCTCGCCTATGACAGAAAAGTTTATGCGTCTGTTCTACAGCGACAAGACTCGTTCCATCGGAGACAAGTCCCGTGCGCTTGGTCTTGAGCGCATATCACAGGGGCTTAACTACTACTCGACGGAGGCATTGAAGATTTCCCCCGAGCCTGCGCTTGGGTTTGGTCTCCCTCCCGTCACTCCGATGGATCTCATAACGGCTGCAACCAAGATAGCGCACCGGACAGTTCAGCCTTCTGAAACGCAGACCACGGAGCCCGTGGTCGAGACGCTTCCTCTTGTGACCGAGAACATCCAACCACCGACCGTGGAAACCGCACCTCCGCTTGCGGCAATAACTGTCACCGAGAAGAAGCGTGTCAATCTTGGACCTATGGACGGGACGGTGACTCGGGTCACGTTCTCCGATGGAACAGTGACTGATATACAGCGGATTAATTCTGCGGGCACGATGGGCCTACCGGGGTGGCACGACACATCCAAGAGCGTTACGCAGTTCTCTTATCTTGGAGACACTGAGGCGCAAGCTATCCAACAACTTCTTCAGCGCCGCAATGCTGAGAAGTTTGCTCCGATGACCACAACACCTTTGGATAATGCTGTTCTCGATAGCGTGAAAAAAACTACGCATTTGAACGTCAACGATGCGACACGCGCTTACTTAGATGAGAAACTTCCGGGGGTCTTGGATGTTCTCAAAGAAGCACAATACCGTCTGTACCCCGGCACGACTATGGAAATAATAGGGATCCAGAATAGGACTATGGGTGCCTATGGTAGGGCCGCTACAACACCTAACAATGTCAAAATACAGTTTTCTGTCGAAGACCTGATGAAGGATTACGGGGGAAAGAACTATCCACAGAAACTGATGCACACGCTTCTTCACGAGTTTTCGCATCCGATACAGAAATTCTTGATCCACACATCCTCCGTGGAGACTCAAGTCGAGATCGCAAAACAGTTTCAGAAAGACCGTAGCAGCACTGCTGCCCAGCGCGCCTTTCTGTACAAATATCTGGTCGAAAGCCAGAACCCCAGCATCGACATGAGTTCGTTGAAGTCGAAGCTCCTGGAAGCATTTGACCTAACAGAACAGCAGTATCAAAAAATCCTCAATACCACGAAAGACATTGGGGAGAAGAACGACCTGTACCGCTTCGGGCTAAACAGGAAGTACCTTCGCAGCTTTGAAGAGTGGGTTGCAGAGAGGGGGGCCAAGTGGCTCTCGAAGGAACTTGAGGGGCGTATCCCCCAAACGGTTTTTGAGAAATTCGAGAAGGCTGTTCTGGACAAGCTTCGTGATGCTTACGAAGTTGTTGCTAAGATCATGGGTATTCGTACAGACAACGGGGCCTTTGAGAAGCTTCTGTCAGACGTATGGGGGGTTAGGACAACAACCCGTTACCGTGAGACAGGGAAAGTGGACTTCAAAACGAATAAGTCGATTACGTCTTTTCCAGATCTTCCGTCCGATCAGAATTTTGCATATGAAGCCGCTGTAAATGGAAACCCGGACCCTATCAATAACCTCCCCGGTGGACCGACTGCGAAACTAAACTCCGAGCGGTGGTCCAAGGTCGTCAGTGCGACCCGCGAGTTCTTTGATCCGTGGTTCACGGTAGACAAGTTCCCGATCTTGTCAGAGTTCAGAAACCTTCTGTTCGGCAAGATTGGCATGGCTACGCAAAGGGCGAAGGATCTTTCCAGCACCATCTCCAAGGGAACCCAAGAGGTCCAGACGCAGACCTATACCTATCTCACCACCCGCAACGCAGACCCTTCGTTAATTACCGACGAGAAGGTTCGCGCCGCTGCGGAGGAAGTGAAGAAGGAGATCAACCGTACTGCGCTTGAGTTGGTGCAGAAGGGGTATATCTCCGAGGATAGCCTCGCCAAATACTACGACCAGTATCTCCCTCGTATGTACCTCTACTACGAAATGACAGGTCGTGGGATCAAGACGAGCAACATGGGCGTGAGCCCACGCGAGTACCTTGATCTCCGAAAGGAGCTTCCCGAAGAAGCCCGTCAAATTCTGGGCGAGATCAAGAACCCCGCCTTCCTTTCGTACATCGCTCTGTCTCGTCCCCAAGCGGACTTGGCAAAGATGGACTACTTCAACAACATCGTTCGTCAGACCGATGTGCGTTGGATTGCGCCCAACAGTCTTGTGGATTTCGAGGGTCACAAGGTAACGCCATATTGGCTGGCTAACGAAGCCAAGGTTATGCGTAAGCTTGGGGACCTGACAGAACAGACAGACCCTGCTGGTTCGCAGGCGATGTTTGCTCGTGCAACCAATCTTCAGTTAGCGGCAGATCAAGTTCTTGGAACCCTCTCGGATCAGATACCCGACGGCTACAAGCGTATGCCTGACAGCGCGAGTTACGGCGCTCTGCGCGGAGCCATCGTCCAGAAAGGCATCTACGACGACATCATTGGGACCTTCGTTGCAATCCCGATTAGCGAGAAGCCCTTTATGCAGTCGCTGCTTGGCGACGAGCGAAGCAGCCTCGTAAAGGCAAACCAAATCTGGAAGATGATGAAGGTCACGCTCAACGTGCCTTCGCAGATCCGCAACATGGTGTCGAACGCCATCGCATTGAACGTCTTCGGCGGCGTTCCGTTCTATCGGATTGCGCCGCTCTTGCTTCGTGCTTCCAAGGAAGTGTCGGAGAACGGAAAATACTGGCAGGAGGCGCAGAAGTACGGCATCACTGGCGGAACCATGTCGTCTGCTGAACTGATCCAGATGCGGGCGACCCTCGAACAGTACCTCCGTAAGGGCGGCGGCAAGGATATGATGGGAGCCTTTGCCGCCGTCCGTATCGCTGCGGGCAATGCTGTTGGCGCGGCTTCTGACATCTACCAGAAGACAGAAGTTCTATTCAAGATGGTGCAGTTTCTTCATGAGCGTGACAAGCCGGGCGTGACAGCTTCTCAGGCTGTCGATGCAGCCAATGAGGCGCTGTTTGATTACACGAAGGTTAATCCAAACATCCGCTTCCTGCGTAACTCCCCCATCGGTCTTCCCTTCGTTACCTATTACTACAAGGTGCTGCCGAAGCTGGTGGAGACGGCCTACAAGCATCCGTTGCGGTTCGCCCCGTATGTGGCATTGGCGGCTTCAATCCCGTATCTCACGATGGCCGCACTCGATATCGACTCGGATGACTACGAGGCTCTTCGTAAGAGCCTACCCGAGTACATCCGCAACAAAGGCTCCCTCTTCATCCTCCCATGGAAGGATGAAAAGGGCCGTTGGGAATACATGGATGTTTCATCCTTCTTCCCGTGGGCAGCGTTCACCGATCCGATCATACAGGCAACCCTACGGCAGGACCCCAAGGGGGCGGCATCGGAAGCCATTAAGCTTATCACGCCTTCAGGCCCCATCGTTACGACACTTGCCGCCATCACAACTGGCAAGGATCCGTTCACCGACAAGGACATCATCGACCCTCGGCAGACCCCCGAGAACAAGGCTCTGGCGCTCATGTCCTACGTCTGGAGCCAGACGCTGCCCTCGATGCTGGCGATTGATCTGGTCAATCCGCAGAACGCCTCTGGTGCAATCCCCCGTCTTTACAACGACGTCTTCGGGGACGGGACCGGGCTCGACAAGCGCGGCCAACCCAAGCCGGAGTTTCTGGCAGACGCTGCACGTTTGTTCGGTGCGAACATCAGCCCGCTAGAACCTGTCACCCAGCGCGCCCTGAACATCAACCACATGCTCGCCCAAGTACACGCCTCCGAAAGCCTGCGGGCACAGGTTGCCAAGGACCAGAGCCTGACGCCAAATAGACGGATGCAGGAGATCAACTCGCTCAACGAAAAGATCCGAGACGACTACAAGAAGCTACAGGAGTACGCGCAGGAGACTGCCCGCGCCACCAGCCTCAAGAAATAGCTCAGATCAGCCACTCCTTGTAGCCCTCCGACAAGACCTCGCTTGCGATGTTGATCTTGTTCCGGAGGGCTTTGAGGATCTTCTCCTCGACCGTGCCTTCCGTTACCAGATCAATGTAGGTCACGTTGTTCTTCTGTCCGATCCGGTGGGCACGGTCCTCGGACTGAATGCGAACCTCCAGATCAAAGCTGTTCGTGTAGTACACGACCGTCGAGGCCTCCGTCAGCGTTAGCCCATACCCGCCGGTGCGGGACTGACCCACAAAGAACCGTAATGGCGATTTTGGTTCCTGAAAATCTGTCACGATACGCTGGCGTTCCTCGGCGTCGGTCTCCCCCGCATAGATCGCCACGGACCCCGGACCATACTCCTTTGCCAGTGCGGCGGCGATGTTGTGCAGATCCTGCACAAAAACCGCCCAAATGATTACCTTTCCGGAAGTCTCCTCAATGAGCGCCATCAACTCATCGAGCTTGTTTGTGGGGAACTTCTCCACCGAACCATCGTCCGTCTTCACAAACCCCGAGCATATCTGTTGCAGGCGCAGGATCTGCGTCAGCACATTCTGCGCTGTCACCATCTCCCCCTTTTCCAAGAAGGTCACGGCATTGTCCTTCATCTGCTTGTAGGCCCGTGCCTGCCACTCGTTCATCTCGACCGACCGCTTTACGTAGACCTTCTCCGGCAGGTCGAGGCAGTCCTTCTTGAGGATGCGATACGAGAAGCCGTCAAGCTTGCTCGATAACTCATCTAGGTTCTGGTAGCCGACGACTTGATTGAAGCTATGCGACCCAAGGTTGCGCCTAACGATCTTTGCGTAGCGATTCTGGAACGAAAAGAACGACCGATGGCCGAGGTGCCAAGGCCCCAAGAAGGTACACTGGCTGTAGAGATCCATCGGAGACTGCGTAATAGGCGATCCTGTCATGATGCGGCGAAATGCCGCATGACTGCCAACCTTCATGATGTTCTTGGTGCGCTTGGCCTTGATGTTCTTGATCGTCGTGCTTTCGTCCACGGCCACCATGCACTTGCAGGACTTCACAAACTTCAGGGCGTACTCGGTCCCCTTGTCCGTGGACAGAGCTTCGATGTTCATCACCACAATGCGCAGACGCTCGCTGGGTTTAAGGGCCTCGTCCAACGGACCACGGGCCTTCTTTGTTATCGACGGGGACCATCCAACAATATCTGTGGTCTCTAAGATAACGTCAGGCATGTGCTTCGTAATCTCAAGCCGCTCCCAGTTTTTGTAGACACCCTTGGGTGCGATGATGAGCGCCCCATTCAGTTGCTTCTTGGCGTACAGAAAGCCTATGGTGTCGATCAGGATCTTCGATTTGCCCGTTCCCATTTCGCAGAACAAGGCATAGTCGATCTTGTTCAAAGACTTTTTCAGGGCTTCCATCTGATGCTCAAAGGGCTTGAGCTTGAATGCGTAATTCTCTGACATCGAACTGTTCTCCGTTCCAATCCGTATTAACATAATCTTTATTTTATATCAACACGGTTGACATGGACGCCCCAACGCCATAGGTTCTGACCTGTAACGGGAGAACTCCGAATGACAGTGTACGTGACTCAAGAACTAAAAGGTCGCGATTTGTCTGGAGCCCTATCCTTCGGAGAACTGGAGGTGTTGGTTCGAGCAAACGTGGCGGTAACAGATGATGGTATGAACGAAATCATCACGGATATGTATGACAGCCTTGACGACTTTCACCCAAAGAAGGACTTTCTTCTGTTGTCGGGGGATCCCGTAATCATTGGGATTGCCTTCATGGCTCTTGCATATATCTGGGATGAGGGCGGAACCTTCAAAGTCCTGCGGTGGGACAGGATTGAAGAGCGTTATATTCCCATCACTATTGGCGGCTGAGAAAGGAAACAGCATGGCATACAACTTTGAAGACGTTGCGATGGGCCTACAGGAGGTAGATGAGAAGGGTCTGTCTCGGGTATCCTCGCTTGTGAAACAGCAGATCGCTTTAGAAAGCCGGGTCGAGGATTTGGAAGCCGAACTCAAGGCGACCAAGGCTCAGTTGACTAGCATCTCCGACGACCTCCTGCCTGCGGCGTTGTCCGAGCATGGCTTGAAGACGTTGAAGATGGCCGACGGCAGTGAGGTTTCTGTCACCAAGAACTACGGCGCGTCCATCCCCAAGGACAAGACTGCCGAGGCGTTCGAGTGGTTGCAGAAGAACGACTTTGCTGACATCATCAAAAACCAAATCAGTGCGTCGTTCGGTCGCAATGAGTCGAACCGTGCGAACGATCTATTTCAGCGGTTGGAGAATGAGGGCTATACGCCCGCACAAAAGCAATGGGTAGAGCCAATGACGCTCAAGGCTTTTGTAAAAGAACAGGTTGAGTCTGGAAGAGCAATTCCATCTGACCTGTTTGGTATCTTCATTGGCGAGAAAGCAAAGATCCGGAGAAAGTAAATGGCAAACGCAGTTGCAAAGAAAGACGCGGCGACTTCAGTGGTAGCCTTTGAGGGCTTCGAACAGTACGCTAACGCGGGCATGGAGGATGTGCGCACGGAGGACCTTTCGGTTCCTTTCCTGCGCATCCTTGCGCAGCTCTCCCCTCAGGTGAATAAGAGGGACGGGGCGTATGTGGAGGGTGCCGAAGCAGGCATGATCTACAACACGGTATCGAACGAAGTTTATGGTGGGGAGGATGGTATCGAAGTTATCCCCTGCTACTACAGCCGTCGCTATGTTGAGTGGAAGCCTCGTGAGAAGGGCGGGGGGTATGTAAATAGCTACGATGCCGATGACCCAATCGTCAAAAAGGCTTATCGGGATGATCGTGGAAACGACGTTCTTCCCAACGGGAACCTCCTGACGAATACGGCGCAGTTCTTCGTGTTGCTCCTGCATCCGGAGAATGGTCCGCAGCGGTGCTTGGTTACAATGTCAAGCACCCAGCTTAAGAAGGCCCGTAACTGGCTGACACAGATGCAGTCGCTACAGGCGAAGGGTAAAAACGGGATGTATACGCTTCCCATGATGTCTCAGAAGTATGCACTTGGTACTTCTGAACAGCGTAACGACAAAGGTTCGTGGTTCGGATGGGATGTATGGCGTGTCGGACCTCTGAATATGGATGTCGAGAGTCACTTGTTTGAGATGGCGCTTGCCTTCGCCAAGTCTGTCAAGGCGGGCGAGGTAAAGGTCAAGGAAGAAATGGGAGCCGAAGAGTCGAGTCGCGGTTCCAGTCGAGAAGCAGTTGATGACTCTGTTCCTTTTTGAACGAGGTCGGTAGTCATTCAACGGGGGACGTACTGTGGTCGAGACAGTACGTCCCTTTTCTCTCGATGGAGCCTTAGAAATGGACCTCGCACAACGGTTCTTCGACCTATTTAGGGGAAACGATAGAGCCCACGGAACATTCAACGTACAGAATGATCGAGAAAGAGACGGCAAAAAGCAGGGCGTTGCTCGTGTTCTCAAGGAGGTTACGACCGTAGAGCATTGGTCAAACCATATCTCCGGAACGCAGGGCCTTGGCATCATCCCCATCAAGGACAATAACTCCTGTCATTGGGGCGCTATCGACATCGACGTGTACAACCTTGACCACAAGGTCTTAAACTCCAAGATGCAGAAGCTTGTAGTTCCCGGCGTTATCTGTCGGAGCAAATCCGGTGGCGCACATATGTTTTTCTTCTTTCAGGAGGAAGTTGCGGCCTCGGTCCTTCAACCGAAGTTGAAAGATATCGCATCGCTCTTGGGCTATGCGGGGTCGGAGATATTTCCAAAGCAGACAGAAATCCTTGTCGAGCGCGGAGATACAGGTAACTTCTTGAACATGCCGTACTTCATGGGAGAGGACACGACACGCTATGGGTTCAACAGGGAGGGGATATCACTCGGCCTTTCGGAGTTTCTGGAGTATGCCGAGGCTTCGAAACTTGGGGTCGATTTCTTTCTCGATATCAAAACGGATCTGGTCAAGGATGACAGTATCCTCCCAAATGGACCGCCCTGCCTCCAGCACCTCTGCGAAGAAGGTTTCGCGGAAGGCGGTCGCAACAATGCGCTCTTCAATCTGGGGGTCTATGCGCGCCTGTCAGACAAGAAAGGCTGGGAGTCCGCCGTCCAAAACTTCAACACCAAGTACATGACACCACCGCTCCCGGCCAACGAGGTGGCGGGGATCATCAAGCAGCTTCAAAAGAAAGACTACTTCTACAAGTGCGACGACCAACCCATCGCCAGTTTTTGCAACAAGAACCTCTGCATGACCCGCAAGTTTGGTGTCGGTCCCGGTCAACTCAACAACGAACTGTCAAGCCTGACAAAGATCAACGGCGATCCACCGATATGGTTGCTCAACGTAGACGGTAGCAGAGTAGAACTAAGCACCGAGGCACTTGTTTCCCAAGCGATCTTCCAGCGTGAGTGCGTGGCACAGGTCAACAAATACCCCGTCGGAATGAACGCAAAATCGTGGCAGGCAAGAATGCAAGTCCTGTTGAACAATCTCACCATTATCGAAGTTCCCCCAGACGCTACCTTAAAGGGCGCGTTCGAGGATCTTCTGGCATCCTTCTGCTGCGACCGCGCAAAGGGTGTCGAGCGTGAAGACATCCTGCAAGGTATTGCTGTTTGGACAGATGGAAAGGTGTTCTTTCAGATCAAGGATATTATGAAGCACCTACAAGTGAACAACTTCCTGAACTACTCATCGAATAGGGTTTCGTTACGGGTGAAGGAGTTGGGTGCGGAGAAGATGTTTTGGCGAGTGAAAGGTAAAGGCGTCCACGTTTGGGGCTTCCCAGAAGCATTCTTTGGTGAGTCAGCTTCTGTCACCCTTGACCTTCCTGCCCTCAACTCCAGAGAGAACATCATATGAACATCATCCTTGGCCCACCGGGGACAGGGAAGACAACCCGTCTCCTCACGCTCGTTGAGGAGTATATGGAAGCCGGTGTACCTCCTGACCGGATCGGCTACTTTTCCTTCACTCGTCGCGCTGCGCACGAGGCGATAACCCGTGCCGCCGCCCGCTTTAAGATGACAGCGAAGGACTTTCCATACTTCCGGACGTTGCACAGCCTTGCTTACCACCAGCTTGGTATTGGCAAGAGCAGCATCATGACGACCAAACATTACAAAGAGGCTGCTGACTGGCTAAAGATTGGTGGGTTCCCAGAGGCAATGGTTCTTCCGGAGGGTCCGTTCGTGGACTTTGGGTTTGGGGATCGGTTCTTGGAGATCATCAACATTGCCCGTATCTGTCAGGTTCCACTTCGCGATGTCTACAATGGATCCTCCGTCCCGTTGCGGACGGATTGGAGCCGTGTCGATTACGTGAACCGGGGGTTGGAAGCCTACAAGAAGGACAACGCGATCTACGACTACACCGACATGCTGGAGCTTTTCCTCCAACGAGAAGTCGCTCCGAAGCTGGATGTCGTTCTGATTGACGAGGTTCAAGACCTGTCACCGCTCCAGTGGAAGATGGTGCAGGCCATCATTGGAAAGTCCAAGATCATCTACATCGCAGGCGACGACGACCAAGCGATCTACCGTTGGGCTGGGGCTGACGTAGACTACTTTGTGAGGCTGGAGGGAGATGTCGAGGTCCTTGGTCAGAGCTACAGGATCCCCTCAAGCCACCACGACATCAGCCAGAAGGTCATAGGACGGATCTACAACCGTCGCCAGAAGCTGTTCAAGCCTCGTGAGGAGGCCGGTGACGTTCAGTGGTACAGGCATAGCGAGGAGGTTGATGTTGCCAAAGGGACATGGCTCTTGCTGTCGAGGACAAAGAAGGGCGCGAACCAGATCGAGCAGGAAGTTCGACAACGAGGGTTTCTTTATACATACGCCTCAAGCACCAGTATCGAGGTCGAGATCGTGGACGCCGTGCGGAGTTGGACGGACCTTCGCTACGGCGAGCGACTGCGGGCGTCTGAGATCAGGCGGGTTTACAAGTACATGACCTTGAATGAGGAGGTCGAATACGGACACAAAACCCTGCCGGGGGTCGATGATGCGACGTTCTTGGGAATTGATGAACTGCTCACGGACCACGGCCTTTTGCATACCAGACCTTGGGAAGAGAGCATGGGTCGCATTCCTGACAGGGATCGTCGCTACCTTCAGATATGTATGCGGAATAATGAAAGCTTCACGGACAAACCCCGCATAATTATTTCCACCATCCACGGTGCGAAGGGTGCAGAGGCTGACAACGTGATGCTTCTGACAGATAGTGTGAGGCGCAATAACAGTCTATGGAAGCGCAATGCGTATGACGAAGACGACGAGGCCCGTGTCTTCTACGTCGGTCTAACTCGGGCAAAGAAAAGCCTCCATCTCATTCATCCTATGGTGTCCAAAGGCTATGACATTCCTCACTGATAAGGAACTACTGTTTGCCTTTTGCGGGTGTGACCTTGAAAGGTTCACGCTCACCCGAGGCGCGTTGAAACAAAAATGGCCGATCTGCGGCTGCAACAAAGCTATGAGGATCAAGAATGTCCCAACTTCCGCTTTTTCAAGTCCACTCCGAGTGGGTGATGCCGGACGGATTCCCAAACCTGTCGGGGGCTCGGGAGATAGCGATTGACCTTGAGACCTACGATCCGAAGCTGAAAGAACTTGGCAGCGGATGGCCTACAAAGAATGGGTACATCATAGGTATCGCCATAGCCGTCGAGAACGGTGCATGGTACTTCCCCATTCGCCACCAGAACGGCGGCAACATGGATCCAGAAGTTGTCATGCGCTGGATGCGTAGGCTTTGTTCGGATCCTGACAGGGACTACATCTTCCACAACGCCCACTACGATGTGGGCTGGTTGCGTTCTGAAGGCGTCGAGGTAAAAGGTCGCATCGTTGATACGATGATTGCCGCCCCACTCATTGATGAGAACCGCTTTAGCTACGCCCTCAACAACCTTGGCCGAGATTATCTGTCAGACAAAAAGGATGAACGTCTGCTTCGTGAAGCCGCGAATGAGTGGGGCGTGGACGCCAAGGCTGAGATGTATAAGCTGCCCCCGCAGTATGTCGGACCCTACGCCGAACAGGATGCTGCTCTAACGCTTCGCCTCTGGCACCACTTCGAGGGCCTGATGGTCAAGGAGGAGGTGACGAACATCTTTAACCTTGAACTGCGAGTTGTTCGAGCAACCATCGACATGCGCTCGCGTGGCGTACGGGTTGATTTGGAAGGCGCAGACCGGATCCGGAAGGATTTGGAAGAGAAGGAGAAGGATCTTCTCAGCAAGATCAAAATGAAGTACGGCCTTGATGTGGACATCTGGGCCGCTGCCAGCGTTGCGAAGGTCTTTGACGCCGCCGGGCTACCCTACCCAAAGACAGAAGCCACAGGCGCTCCCAGCTTTACCAAGGAGTTCCTGAACACCGGGACGCACTACCTCCCTCGCGCCATCGTCCAAGCCCGTGAGTTCAACAAGGCCCGCACGACCTTCGTTGAGACGATCATGAAGCACCAGCACAAGGGCCGGATCCATGCCGACATCCACCAGCTTCGCAGCGATGACGGCGGGACCATCACAGGACGCTTTAGCTATTCGAACCCGAACCTTCAACAGCTTCCTGCCCGTAACGAAGTGATCGGGCCGATGATCCGAAGCCTGTTCCTGCCGGAGGAAGGCGACAAGTGGGGGAGCTTCGACTATTCATCCCAAGAACCACGGATCGTGGTCCACTACGCTTCGCTCTTGGAGTTCAGAGGGGCGTCCGAGTTCGTGGAGAAGTACCGCGAGGACAAATACTCCGACTTCCACCAGATCGCCGCCGATATCGTGGGCGTCCCGCGTAAGCAAGCAAAGACCATCAACCTCGGTCTGTTCTACGGGATGGGCGTCACCAAACTGGCGGCGCAGCTTGGCCTTGAGCTGTCAGATGCCAAGGATCTGTTTGCCAAGTACCATGCAGAAGTGCCCTTCGTGAAGGAGATGAGCGAGTTTGCATCTAACCGCGCAGGAAAGAAGGGATCCATCCGTACCCTCCTCGGGCGCAAGTGCCGCTACGAGAAGTGGGAGCCAGCCCTCTTTGGTGTTCACAAAGCCCTATCCCACAAGGAAGCCTTCGAAACCTACGGCAACGGCATCCGCCGCGCCTTCACCTACAAAGCCCTGAACGCCCTGATCCAAGGATCTGCCGCAGACCAAACCAAGATGGCGATGGTGATGCTTGCGGAGGAAGGTTTACTCCCCCTCGTTCAAATCCACGACGAACTGGCGATGACAGTTCCAGATGAAGCCACCGCCCGTAAGATCCAAGAAATCATGGAGACATGCGTCACCCTACAAGTGCCATCCGTAGTCGATGCGGAGATCGGCCCCTCATGGGGAGAGGCGACCAAAAGCATTGCGGAGGCATGGAAATGACAGAATTTGTCAACGTAGGGTTTATGTGATATAAAGACCGCATGTCCTTACTGATCGAAACACGGCGGGAACTTGAGAAAGTCCGCCACGAACTTGATGAACTGACCGCGAAACGGGATAGCGAAGCTGTTCCGTTCGCCATGCTGTTCCTCATACCTCGGCAGTTGGCGCACATTCTCTGCGCGGCCCACAGCAATCCTGTCGTCAGTCGTGATGAGATCATGGCGATCATCGCCCACACTGGACGCACGGGCTGGGGGCAGTCGATCAAGGTCGTTGATGTAGCGGTGTGGCGGCTTAACAAACGGCTGGAGGCCCACGGCCTACGGATCAAGAACCTTCGGGGGGTTGGGTTTTACCTGACAGATGAGGACAAGAGGACCATCACAGCCCTCTTGTCCAGTAAGCTCTAGGCAAACATGCGCTGAACGTCTGACATGCTCAGGAACGTGATGTTCCCCTCAAGCTTGCAGCCCTCGGGGAAGTCCGTCTCATCCCCCTCGTTGTCCACCCGTCCAAACACAAGGCCGCGCCCCGCCAGCGGGCTAGGGAACCCATCCCCGATGAAGAAGTGGGTCGGGTTGTACAGGCCTTCGTCGTCCACGTAGATGTCAACGTCGTGGCCGTCGATGGTGGCATAAGCCACATCGAAAGCCTCACAGTTCAAGTGGGTGTAGATTTCACGGAAATCGCCGTGATACTCCACCGGGGTGAAGGTGCGGGTTACGGGGTCGATCAACATTGCCTTGGTGATTTTGCTCATCGCTGGATCCTTTCTACGTATCGGCGATAAAGACACTGTGGCATAGCTAGAAACCAAAGTCAAGCTACCTATTCACTTTATTTAGGGCTTCGTTTGCGATCCAGCCGCAGGCTTCTTCCTCGGCTGGATCAAGGTTGCGGATCTTGTAGAGGGCTTCCACAAGGATTTCAAATTGGTGGTCGGCCTCATCAAACTTGAGCATCCAACCACGGCCCTCTTCCTTCTCAGCTTCGACCTGAAGCTTCAGATCCTCTATCAAATCTGTCAGGAGTTTCAGGTGCGCGTCTATGGGGTGGGGGAGTGTCATTTCAAGCCCTCATCACAGTACCAGTCGTTATCACTAGCAACGAGCCAAGGGAGAGCGTAGGGGGAAGCTACAAAAGTCTGTCCGTTGTTGTCCTGTTTCCAAGCAATGATGATTTCACCTGTATAACTATCTTTAGATGGGATCAAACTTATAAAGGGACCTCCACCCTTCCTAATGTCTCCCTCCCAACCAAGATGTTCACGAGCTATTCGCTGCGCCATAAGGAGCATGGGGAAGTAATCCCATCTTGCAATTTTACCGGATGACCAAGCCTCCCCCTCGGACCATGAAACAATGTCCTCGGGCTTGTGCCAACCAATCCAAAAGTCGATGGGCGTGACGAGAGCATAAACGTATATCATTACCTTCTATCCTTCTTGCAGTAGGGTTTCTGGGTCAGGGTGTTTCTAATGTTTGAGGGTTCAAACTCCCGATACCGGCCCCCCGAATATCGAGCGCAGTCCAAGGCGTACCCATCACGGACCATGAGCATCGCGATGTCTTGCCCCTTGTCGTTGTGACAGACCGCAATCTGTCGGTTGTAGGATGTCTCCCCTGTCAAGTGACACTTCACATAGGAAGTGTTCTTGAGGATGGCGATCATGCCGTCCTTGGCCCTCGGACCATTTGTCTCGGACAGCTCCTCCGCATCAAGTCCGTAGATTCGAAGGGCGGTTCCATTCATCTTAATGGTATCCCCATCAACAGCCATAGGGAAACCAAGCAGAGATGCACAAAGGCCAAGCGCAGCAGCACTGAAAACATCGCAGCTCATTTCTTGGCCCTCGGCCTACGGACAGGCTTCTCAACAACAGGAACCGGCTTTGGTTTATTCTTTGACCCAAGCTTGCGGCCACGCTTTACCGGGGCAGGCGGATGGCACATGATCTCAAGTTTGTGCCTTGCGTAGTCCTCGATGGACATTCCAAGTTTCTTCGCAACAGCCACCTCGTTTGCTGTCAGGTGAAGCAAACCCCCTTTCAACCGACGCTCCAGATACTCAATCCGCATCCGCAAATCCACGAGATCCTTAAATTTATCGTTAAAAAACATCGCGTTCTTGTCGATGCCGTCGCTGATAATGTTCATTCTTTCGCGGGCTGAATGCTCAATCCTAGCAAGTTCCTCAAAGGTCTTGTTACGGGTGGCTGTAAACCGAACATCAAGTTCATGTACCGCTGGATCAGCGAACAAACCACGGATTGTCTCTTTCAATTTCTCGAACATGTTCTTTCTCCTTAGACCCACATACGGGTTCGGCTGACGAGGGTTTCGTCCTTGTAGATATGCAACTCAGCGTTCGCCTGCTCCGCAGGAATAATCCTATGTCGCGGAACAAGGTAAACCTGACCCAACGGAAGGGTCACAAGCCGTGAGTCAATCGCTTGGTTGACAGGTTTGTGGCGAATCCTATCCTTCTTATCTCGTGGGTGTATCACTCTCACCATCTTCTTTCTCCTTCGCCATTTCTCGGCAGAGAACAGGAAACATACCCTTCGTGGATGCTCGGTTGTCGTTCAACGTCCCCAACAATTCGCCGTCGAGAAGTATTGCGCAACAGGCCATCACATGACCAAGGTGGTGAACCCCGCTTTCTGGATCCATCGTCTCACCATCGTACCAAGAAATCAAGTGCCTCATCGCTGCATCATAATAAATAGATGCACTTATATAATTCTCACGCCAGTTCATCAGACCATACTTGTCCCGACCATTCATCATGGCCTTTGACAAATGGAGCAACGAGATAGGTGGAACACAAGCCATCGACGGCTTACGCATACCAAGCACAGACTTCGGATTATTGTCCGGTGGGGTTTCCATCCTCAGGCCCTTTTGGTTTGCGATAAAACATAACGGCCCGATGCTCTTTGCAATAGTTGTGCTTCGGGTGATCTAACGGACTCGCGCAATACAAACGAAAGCCGCTTTTCGAACGCATATCCAAAGGGTAGTGACACTCCAAAAACCCAATATTCATAAGGGTTTTTGATCCCTCTGGTCTGTCTTTAAGCATGTCCAACACTCGCATCGTCAGGCGAGGCGAGATCAAGTTTAGTTGCATACCAACCATGTTCTATCGCCTTCATCACTATAGTTTTGTCTAAGTTCAGAAGGTGACAGGTTGTGCAGAGCTGTTCAATCAAACAACATACCGTCATCTGCGCAACTAAACTGCGGACCTTTGTATCTTTGCCCCACTCCCACGGAACATCGCCCTCAAGCGCACCAACTATCTCAACGAGCGTCGATCTCATGACGCCTGACAAAATGGTGTGGACCCACCCGCCATCCGGAATGTTGTCTGGTTTGTCTTGGATAAAACTTATGTCCATACGGACCTCGGCCACGGGGATCTTGTCGTTAGTCATAGAAGTTGTCCTTTATCATTTCAATTACGAGAAGAGAGAAGAACAAAACCATGAAAGCGCAAAACGCTAGTGACACCGCAGTGGCACAAAAAAGCATGAGCGTTATCAGCGTGTCATTCATTTTTTTATTCCTTTCATTAGTTCCATCAGTTTCTTTTTGTTGTCGTCGTCTATGGCGTAGCCAACACCTCGCACCACGTTGATTGTGATGCCGTGCGGCCTCAGTTTGTTACGCATCTTCCACACTGCCACCTTGGTTCTCAAAGTTTGGTGCATTTCCCCGCCGTAACGATCATACTTCCCATGCTCCTCGGTGATATTGTCGAGATAAGCAAAGGTGGCGACATCGCGTTTGCATATTCCTGTCAAAAGTCCTGCTTGTTGTTTTGACAGAAACTTTAAGAATCCAATATCAATTTGCGCCAGTTCCTCACGAAGTTGGCGGATTTCCTCCTTCAGTCTTTCAATCTCAGCGTTCTGATCGCTGAGAAGTTTTTGGACGCGGGAGGCTTCACTCATCTTTCTCCCCCAGTGCTTTCTGAACAAAAAGTTTTACTTCGCGGGTTATTTTAATATCAACGCATCCTTTGTAGTGTTCAAATCCAAATTCCACTATCTTGGGAACGCTCCGCAGCGCCGCCTCCAGCTCCTCAATCCGGTTGGCGGCAGTCTCAAGCCTGCTGCACAAGTCCCACACATGACGGTGCTTCTTGTCTTGCCACTGATAGGCAAGCGTGAACATGTCGTGCGATGTTGGCGCTGCAAGGCTTTGGCGGTAGGCTTCCGCGTCCGTGCGCAGCCGCTTCACAAGATCATCGCTCATAGCCCCTCTCCCTCTTCAAAATCCAGATCGACTTTGATGCAGGCGATGCGGCCAGCGGGAACATAATATGATTCCTCGGTGGCGCATACAGTGCCGCCATTCCACACATGCAACCACACCGTCCGCTTGTGGCGGGGGCGGACTTCGATGAGGTCCAGAAGTGTGTCCCGCCAATGCGATCCGCATGATTCCCAATCACAAGAGGTCCAGCAACCGCTATAGGTATGCTTGAAGGCACCATGAACACGTTTGAGTTCATTCCCCTCCGTCGCATAGATGCGGACTTCGCGGCCATCGCGGGTGCGGTACTTTTTGTTGATGTCGATCATTCTGGCACCTCTAACTTTGCGGCCTGCATCATGCTGGCGATCTGCCATGCTAGGTAGCCCTCAAGCCTGAAATATATGCGCTTCCCGTCTTCGTCCGTCAGATTGCGAGCGGCCATCATGAGCCATTCGGCCAGTTCCTCCACGGACTTCGGCTCA